ATGTTTTTCGGCAGCCAAGAATCGCCCTGCATATCGGACTCCCAGCGCTTCGTGATTTCGCGCTGTGCTTCACTGTGAATTTGTTCCCAGGCTTCAAGTTGTTCTGAGGTCAGGTCTTGACGCTTTTGAATCTTGTCTGCAATGAATCTCAAAGCACCTCCGCCAATGGGTGTGAACTCACCCGCTGCAGAAAGAACATCTGGAGCGTTTCGGGATAGCCATTTTCCGACCTTTGTTTTCCAGAGTGGTTTTGTATTGCTCAACTTGTCCGGGTTCATTTATGAGCTTGTATGGTCTCCGAATGATTCGAGCCAATTTTTCACATCAAAACATGGACAAGCTTTTGTGACCTCTGGAAGGTCACAATGTCCCATCACATCTGCGTCGGGAAACATTGCCCAAAGGAGTGAAACCAAGAATTCCAAACTGTCAAGCTGCTGCTCCGTTCTGTTGTCCTCCGGTTTGTTGTTGTCGTCCACTCCACCAATGTAGCAAACGCCTATGCTCGTGGAGTTGTGACCACGTGCATGAGCGCCTCGAACGTCGAGCTTCCTGCCGAGCTCGATTTTGCCGTCGCGCCTGACCACAAAATGGTACCCAATATCCTTCCACCCTTTTGCCATATGCCACGAACGAATTTCCTTGCTTCCGACGTCCTGGCTGGGTTTTGTTGCGCTGCAATGAATTATGATTTTTTCAATTTTTCTTTCCATCTGTGTTTGTGCCTGCGTGGCGTTCTTTGCGAGCTTTCAAAGCTCGTTCAACATTCATCCAAATAAGGGTGACACCTGTGACCAATCCAAGTGTCCAGGTGATACATTCCGAGAGCATCAACATTGACCAGCTAAACCCAAAAATGTTCAAGAGGTTTTCGTGATTCATTCTGCTGAGTGTTGCGTGTCATCAGTAAACCACATTGCGTTGAGCAAATCAATGAGCTCGTTGACTTTTGTGGTGAGCTGTTTTGTGGTGGCTGTGCCAGTGAGTTTTTCAATTGGCTGTGGGTCTTGAATTTTCATTTTTAGTCAACAAGGAAAAGGTGAAGATTGTAGTAAATGTATGTGGTGCTCGTAAGGCTCCCGCTTCTGTGCTCAGCAACAAAATAAGCCATGCCACCAGACAACGCACTTGTGGTTGTGAATTCTTTCGAATAAGTTCGAATGCTCGAGCTGTCTGCGGTTTGTGTTGCGCTCTTTGCGCGCAGTGTAATGTTGGCGCTTGCAGTCGAGTTGTCGGGAGTTGCTCCGCTCCAGATTGAAAAGCCAAAGTCATTGGTGTTTCCGTTCTGAATTCGGTAACTAATTTTTGCTCGAACTTTCTTTGAATCTGAAGGCAAAGCCATGCCGCATCCGACGCCTCTCAAATATGCCGCAAGCGAGTGAGTTTGAGAGTCCACTGTTCCATCAACATAGTCTCCCATTTCTTGTGAATCACTGTAGAAACTTGTCGGCCCATAAGTGCCTCCAAGAATCACGCGTTCACCATCATCTGCACTGCTGAATGTGATTCGTCCAGAGGTATTGAAAAACGGTGTTTCGGTCATGCCTCCGCCACCACCGCCGCCACCTGACTGGTCGACCCAGGACAACACGCCAGAGCCATCTGTTTTCAAAACCTGGTTTGCATCTCCATCGTTTGCAGGGAGAGTCAAAGTGTAGTTTGCGGTCAGGTCCGATGGCACCTTGATGATTGCATAATTGTTGCCAGCATCGTCGTTCAAACGAAGCTGTGCGGACAGCCCTCCCACAGGTGAAATCTGAAGTGTGCCGTTGGCCACTGGATTGCTCTGTGTCAACACAGTTGCAAAGCTCAAAGTCCCAGAGCCATTTGTTTGAATCACTTGGCCTGTTGTTCCGTCCGCTGCGGGTAGTGTCCAGGTGACGTTTGAAGCAATTGAAAGCGGAGCCGTGAGAGCAACATAATTTCCTTCAAGAAGTGATGCTTCATAGAACTTCACACCGGCCATTGTTACCGTGCCAGCCCCTTCCATTTTTATGTCGTTGGAACGAAGAACAATTGCACCGGTTCCTGAGGGGTCAATCACAATATCGTTGTTGCCAGATGACTGGCCGATTTCAATTTCTCCAGTTCCTGCAATGATGATTCCCGCACCAACAATTTCATTTCCGTTCACATCAAGTTGTCCGCCCAGCTGTGGTGTGGTGTCATCCACTACCGCAGCAATGCCTGCGGCTGGTATGGTCGGCTTGTTTAATATCTGCGCATCTCCGCTTGTGGCATTCCAATCAGCGTTCACGTTTACCTCTGCTCCAGTAGCAATGCCGCCAAGTTTTGTTCGCTCTGCGGCGGTGATGATAGCGCCTGAACCAACGGAGGTAACATCGTTCAACCCCTCAACACTTGACTGACCAAAACGCGAGTCAAAACGAGCAGTGGTGTAAAACATTTTTGAGCCCTCAGTAATTGTGCTGGAGCTTATGCCTGTTGCTCCATTCGCAAATGCCGTGGGGGAGGCAATATACACTTGAGCAGCCTGAGCTGAACCGCTACCTGTAATGGTTACGGCATCAACCTGAACTTCGCTGCCAGTGCTTCCAGCTTGAACACTCAGTTTGACAGTTCCAGGGCTTGTCTCTGTGACAGATACACCCGTATTGTTTCCAGCAAAAAGGTTTGCCCCTTTATCAATGACGGTCACGTGTGCGTTGCTTACACTTTTCCCGCTAGTAAAGTACACACCTTTTCCACCACCACTTGTGACTGATTGAATGACGTCTTCAATGTCTGAAATGTCAGAAGCGTTTGTTGTTATGGCAGACGAGTTTGCGGTTATCTGAGCAAGCTGCGAGGCCGAAGCAAATTGGTTTGAACTCGTCTCTTGTATTGAGCCCACAGAAATTGCATTTGCCGCAGTTGTTATGGCTGTGATATTGCCACCGCCGTCAACTGTGAAATTGTCTGTGATGGCTTCAACATTCGTCAAAGCTGTTGCTTGGCCTGTAGTGATTCCGACCTTTGCGTTGTTTGTGGTTATGTCGGAAGCTTGCTGTGTTGTGATTCCGACCTTCGCGTTGTTCGTGGTTATGTCACTTGCTTGCTGCGTGCTGATTCCGGTTTTTGCTGTGTTTGCCGTGATGGCACTCGCTTGCCCAGTTGTGATTCCAACCTTTGCCGTGTTAGCCGTAATTTGGTCAGCTTGACCTGTAGTGATTCCGACCTTCGCCGTGTTGTTTGAGATAGCCGTTGCTTGACCAGAAGTGATTCCAGTTTTCGCGTTGTTTGTGGCTATGTCAGAAGCTTGCTGCGTGGTGATTCCGACCTTCGCGTTGTTTGCTGTTATGTCGCTGGATTGTTGCGTTGTGATTCCAACTTTTGCCGTGTTCGCGCTGATGGCACTTGCTTGCCCAGGAGTGATTCCAACCTTTGCGGTGTTGGCTGTAATTTCATCAGCTTGACCTGTAGTGATTCCGACCTTTGCGCTGTTGGTTGTAATGGCAGATGCTTGACCAGAAGTGATTCCGGTTTTTGCGTTGTTGGTTGAAATATCCGAAGCCTGTTGCGTGGTAATTCCAACCTTTGAATTGTTGGTGGAAATGTCACTTGCTTGCTGCGTTGTGATTCCAACTTTTGAATTGTTTGCTGTTATGTCAGAAGCCTGCTGTGTGGTGATTCCAACCTTTGCTGTGTTAGCCGCTACCGCGCTTGAATCTGTGTAACTGATTTTCGCGTTGTTGCTAGAAATATCTGAGGCCTGTTGCGTGGTGATTCCAACCTTCGCCGTATTAGCCGCAACCGCACTTGAATCAGTGTAGCTGATTTTTGAATTGTTGGTCGAAATGTCCGATGCTTGCTGCGTCGTGATTCCAACCTTTGCGGTGTTTGTTGAAATATCTGAAGCTTGCTGCGTGGTGATTCCAACCTTTGAATTGTTGGCAGTCACGTCAGATTTCATTGTGTCCAAATCAACGCCAGCCGTCACTGTTATGAGCGAGACCTTTTCTTTTGTTTGGTTGAGCCCGCTTATGACGTTTTGAGTTGTGCCTTTGCCTCCAGCAAGGCCAACGCTAGTTGTGTTGTTTCCGGCGTCTCCAGAGGTCGTTGTTCCGTTCGAACCTCCCTTGATTGGATTCTTTGAATTGTCGTCTTCAGCAGGCCCAATGGTGTTGTCCGTGTCAACAAGAATCAAGCCCAAGTCATAAGCGGCTGAAGAGGCCGTGAAAGCCATGCTTGTCACGTACCATTTTCGAGAGGTTGTTGTTGCTTCGTCAATGATGTCAATCAACACCAACGGGTGTAAAGAATTCAGCCCCGCACCTCCACTCGTGAACAGTGGATTCCTACCCGTGTTCCCAGCCTTAACGACTCCCGCAGCCGTGGCTGTTCTTGTCCTTAGTGTTTGAGCTCGCATGAAAAGATTTTCACGCGCAATTACTCTGTGAATTGCATAAGGCGTCGCGCTTGTGTCTTCAAGCGTTACCCAATTTTCTTGAGCAATCTGATAATTGTTGTAGAGGTCATTGACGTCGTTCAAACTGAGTCGGCCCATAGACTGGTCCAGGTACCTATCACCAAGGCAAGATTCCGCACTCAATTCGTTTGCGTAGTTGGTGCCTTGCTGTGCTGAAAAAGTGATGTCCGCGTCGTTGTCTTCAACGTTCACAAAGCACTTGAAGTTTTGCCAGAAAGCCGGGGTGTAAAGAGCCGACGAGCCTTGCTGCCCGCCAGAACTTGAGGGGCCATACGGGATATTGTTGTCTGAGTCTCTGTCTTTGTAAAGAATTGAAGCCTTGAATGAAACGCCAACGTGCTCTGTGGCAATCACAGGAAGCTGTGGCAATGTCCAAGCAATGTCTGCTTCAATACTGGTGTGCTGTGTGCCGCTTCCGATTCCTATGAATCCCGTACGGTATTTGAACGGGTCCGAGTTGCCTTCACGCAACGCAATGTGAAGCCCGCCAACAACATCAATTTCATTTGCTGAATCGTAGTAAACAGCTGGCTCTTGGTCAGTTCCTTGGAAGGGAAAAACAAAGTCGTACGTTGATTCCGTTGTAGTCCATTCAACATCTCCACTTTGTATGTGCGGTTTGTATGTCAAATCACTCGCAAGGTTGCGGTCGATATTGTAAGAGTTCCCACTCAAAGTCAAATCTCGTTTGAGGTAGTAGTTGCCTACTTTTACCGTCATGGAAATGATTGGTTTTGCGCCAATCATTGCCGTGTTGACAGTAGCCATTGGGTCATTGAAATTGCCCTTTTCTTGAAGAATCAATTTGCCCGCAAGGGTAATGGCACCGTTTGATTCAACAGTGGCCAAAGACGATGAACGAAGCTCGGGTGTTTGAGTGATACTGAAGAGCTCGTTTGCGGCATAAATGCTGTAACCTCCTCCGCTCAAAATAATTTTTGAACCGCCCTTTTTGTGAATGCTTTTTGATTCCTTCAACGGAAACAAAAACGCATCTTGAACACCAGCTATTTGCTCAAACCCGCTTGAGTACAGTTCGACGTCTTTTGAAGCTACTGGCAAGCTGTTCAAGGATTCAGCTACGTCAGGCAAATCTTCAAGCCTCGCACGCATTGAATAGTACCCCGCAACATCAACGCCAGCTTCAAGTGGATTGTGCGCAATGAAAGAGCCGTTGTATTGGAACATTCTCAGGTTCAAAACCGAAAGAATGTTTTTCAAAACCTCCGCACATGAGACGGCTTTTGAACTAGTGTAAGAACCGCCAAAAATATCCTCCTCCCTTTCAATGTCGTAGAACGTTGAGCTGTGCGCTCCAGTTACGCCCAAAAGACAGTAAGGGGGTGCGCTGCTCGTGAGATGGTACGTCTTATCAAAAAACCACTGATGCGTTTGAAGCAATGGTGGGTTCAAGCTAAGGCTTGAGCTCCCTAGTTTGAGCCCGGTTCCTGTTGCCGTATAGCCCCACAATTTTGTTGTGGGAATGTGCGTCATAATTCGTTGAAGGTGGGTGCCAAGATTTGCCCAATCGTCATATGCAGAACCATCCGCTTGTTGATAGGGAATTGAGTTCAACAGTGCTAGCCCGCAATGCGCTTCAATTCGGATTGTTCCAGGGTGCGTGTATGGGAACCAATTCACGTCCTCATTTGAAACAATTCCAAACCAGTATGGCCGCACAAAAGTGTTGCCGCTGTTTAGGTCGGTTCCGCTTGCCGCATTCAAACTGTAAAGAGCAACCCCGAAGCGTCCATCATATGACCCTTTGATGACGTCCACAATTTGGTCGTGGTTTGTGTCGGTCACTTGCAAATCAAACGAGACAGAAGTTGCAAGAGCCCCGGTCTGGAAAGTGTCAGACTTGCTGTCCATTTCCCAGGTAAAGCCATCAGGGCCGAGCTGAAACTCCTTGGGAGTCCCTATGGACCATGAAAAGCCAGAGCCTGAGCCTGTGTGCTGGTCGATGATTTCGACCACCCAGACGCCTCCCTGTGAGTCCGTGAAGCGTGAACGCAGCCGGCAGACCCAGCCGCTTGCGGCCGAATAGCTGTTGTTTGTCCCGTCAAAGTATGTTGTTGCCATGTCAGATGATTCTGCGACGGCTCAAAAGCCGGTCGGATTTTTCGTTTGAAAGGAAGATGTCATTTCCACTGATTCTGCCGTTGACGGTTTGTGAACCGCCACCACCAGCCATGTCCATGAATTGACCAAGTTTTTCGAATGGAATAACGAACTCACCACGCGACCCGGGACGCTCTCCAATGAGCGCCAGGGTTGGACCAGTTACCGCGCCACCTTCAGCAAACTTTGGAAGCGAAGCAAAAAGCGCCGCAACAAAGCCTTTCATGCCGACGGCTTTGACTGCTCCGGCCGTTCCACCAGTTACCTGGTTTGCTGGGTCAAGAGGACTCAACGCGGAGGTAATTGCATACGAGATTGCAAGCGAGAGAAGTTGTCTCAATAACTGTTTGAAAACGCCTTTCAACATTTCACCAAATGACTCGCCTTCTACGATTGCGCCGGCAATCCCATCTGTAAGCGACTGGAAAGCTTGTGAGCCCGCTTCGCCAGCCTGTTGCGCAAGTGTTTTTGTTTCTTGAAGAATACCGTTGTACGTCTCTGCCGCTTCAATTGAACCATCGTCCACCACAGGGTCAACGACCTCTCCACCCTCGTTGCCCCCCTGTCCAGAAGCGTCAACACGACCACCGCCACCACCTCCACCACCAAACGAAAAGATGCTGGAAAACTTGCCCATTGTTTCGCCAAGACTGAAGAAAGATTTTTCAGTTTCTTCAACTTCAAACTTCATTCCCTCAAGAAAATCAGTGACCGTTTTCTTTGCCCCGTTTAGTGCTTCTGTGATTCCGCTTTCAACACCAAATTTCTCAAGGATTCCGTCGACCAGTCCGCCAATAAGTTCAAAGCCGGCAAACAAAGCATTCACAATAAACTGAAGCGCAGAAATCGCGGCGTTCGCAAGGTTGGCAAACATGCCTCGCCAGTCGCCTTCAAAGGCTGATTTGAACGCAGCAAACAACGAGCCAACACCATCAAACAAAAAGCCAAAAGCATCAGCAACGGAATTGACAAGACCAGATGCAATGTTGATGACGGTTTCACCCCAAGCTGCCCAGAACGCAATGAGCATTTCTGAACCAACGTCAAAAATGAAAATCACTCCATTGATAATGCCTTCAACGTAGCCAATCAAAGTATCGAGAAAAGTAGCGCCCTGGCCGTCTCTGAAGTAGGCCACAATCACGTCCCAGTTTTTGACGACCGCAAACACGGCGGCACCTATCAGTGCAACAACAATTCCAACAGGTCCAGTGAGCAACGGAAGTATGCGCAAAAGGCTACCAATTCCGGAACTGAATTTGCCTATGAGAAGAAGAGCAGGGCCGGCTGCCGCGGCAATACCCACAAACTTCAAAATTGTCTTCTTTGTTTCGGTGTCAAGTGAAGCAAACTTCGAAGCCAGATTTGCAACAAAATTTGCGGCTTGAGTAATTGCTGGAAGCAAGAACTCAGAAAGCGAAAGTGCAGCGGCTTCAATAGCCGATTTCATTCTGTCTAGAGCACCTTGAGAAGTGTCTTCTAGGGTTGCCCTTGCAGTAGCAGCAGCGCCGTCGGCTGTGTGCAGTTTTGTGGACAGGTCCTGGAACGCATCACCGTTTGCCTGAAGGACTGGAATAATTTTACCGGCTCGGTCTCCAAAGAGCTCAAAAGATTCGGCAACATTGAGACCTCCGTTGAAGAGCGTTGAAAGTATTTTGCCAGGTTCAACCCCCTTCTTTGCGAGGGTTGTCATTGCCTTGGTCAAAGCCGTTCCAGCGGTGCTTGCTTCAATACCGTTATTTGTAAGAACTCCAATCGCGGCTGTCGTGTCTTCCAGTGATATTCCCAGGGCGTTCGCGGTCGGTCCCGCTTTTGCCATTGATGCACTGAATTTTTCGAGGTCCAAAGCAGATGAACCGAACGACTTTGCCATGACGTCTACAACACTATCAGTCTTGCTTGCATCAAGACCAAATCTGTTGAGAGTTGCGCCAACCTCGGCGGCTACCGTTCCAAGCTCTTCATCGAACGCAATTCCGAGAGACAAAATGCCTTCGGTCATGTTTTCAATTTCCCCCTGGGTTTTTCCAAGTTTGGCGAGTTCCAGTTGAAGACCGGCAACCTCGCTGGCGGATTTACTTGTAGACGCTCCAAGAGACTTTGCTTGAGCCTCGAGCTTGGCCATTTCTTGGTCAGTAAAGCCAGAGACAGCGGCAACCTTTGCAAGAGCAAATTCGAAATCAACCGCGGCCTTCCCGGCAAACCCTGCAATTGCCGCAAGAGGAGCAGTGAGAGAGGTGGTTAAGGTCTTGCCCGCAGCAGTTGCCTTTGACCCAAATTTTTGCAACGATTTTCCTGCGCGAATCAACGCAGCGTCAAAGCCTTTTGCTTTGACTTTGAGAACGATTGAAAGGAGAGACTGTTTTGCCATTACGTTTTGAAAGTTCTGCGGGATTTTAGTTTGTCCACGACCGCTTCAATATCATCCTTTGTCACCTCAGGTTTTTCAATCTTGAATGGGTACAGGTCATCAGGCTTCACCGGCGGCTTCCCTTTTCCGCGGTTTTGGTTGGCCAAAATTGAAAGCAAATAGCTATGCCTGCGCCACTCCAGTTTCTCGTTTTCAAGAATGCCCGAAGTGTAGTACGAAACCTCGCGAAAAGTCATCTCCCAAAATTGCTCTGGGAGCAAGCCCGAAGAGAGTGCAACCCGGTATAAGTCGTCCCAGGTAGTTTCTTTCTCCGGGCCGGTTAGTTTCCCGCCTCTTCGCCCTCCTCCTGTTCTGCTTCTGGAGCAAAGACTTCCGCAATTCGTTCACTCAAAAATTCAACTGCTTCTGGACCGTCCAAAAGCATGGCGGCGAAGTAGTCAAAATCAACATCAAATTTCTCTTGTTTTCGGATAGCTGCGTTCAAGCATCCGCACCACGCAATTTGTGGCATGATTTCAAGAGGATTGTCGCCGGTCGCTTTTTCCAGGTCGGAAAGCTTGACTTTGAATTTTTGTGTGAGAATGCGAAAAGCATTCAGGTTGAGGTGGCAATTGTACTTTTTGCCGTCGATTTCGAGCTCGAAAGCTCCTCGCATAGTGTTCTGCATTTACTTCATTTTGGTTCCCTACCAACAAAGCCCGCACAGTGGCGGGCTTTGAGGGGTCAGGAAGTGCTCAGCGATTAGGCGTGAGCTGCAGTGTTGATGTCTCCGTTGCCTTCAATGGTTGCACTGAAAGTCGCGAAGTCGTCAACCGAGGCGCTGACTTCAATTGAAGAAATGAAGCCTTTGCCCCAATACTCGTAGTTTGTGTCAACTCGATTTGAGAACACAACGAGAATATCGGTGCGGGCTTTTGCGAGCTCAAACAAGCTTTGAAAGTTTCGAGGAGTTGTGGCTGAGGTTGGAACGGTTAGCTCAACAAGGCCTTCAACTTGCATGCTCCAGGTTTGTTGTCCTGGGATTGTGTGACGCACAGAGGAGTCGCTCAGCGTGCCAGTTGTGTCCTTTTTGCAAGCCGTTTCAATTGTTGCATTTGAAAGGCTGAGTGTAGCGTTTGTGCTACAAGCAACGAGCTCTGCTACGTCAGGATTCAGGGGGTCTGCAGTTACTTCTGCGGTGACTCCTGAAATGTAGATGCCAATTGCATTTCCGTGAATTGTTGCCATGGTCTTGGGTTTTGAAAGATGGGGGTGACGTCATCGCAAAAATACCCAACACGCGCGCAAGGCGGTTGCCTTGTTCGAACAAACTACAGCTGTGAATCCTTCCAAGAATCATAGGCCTCATCTTCGTCCCTTGCAACTCCACTGCCATTGCAATCTCGGCAGGTGTGCCATTCAGGATATTCCCAACCGTGTGGACCAGTCTCGCCCTCACCGTCACAGGTCGAACAGGGTTCTGTGTTTATTGAATCACTCATGGTTGCAAGAAACAAATGAACAAGCCCCAAGTGAATGGGGCGTGGTCTATCCTCAGAAGCGTTTTAAGACTGCCAGAATGAGCTTGAATGTTCAAACAGTGGTAGACGCTAGGTGAATAGGTCCGGGCTCGATATGGAGCTCCTATGGGCTTTGTGAGATATTCAGACAAAAAAAGAGGCACGTCGTTAAACGTGCCTCTCAACAGTGGAAGGGTGTGCGAATTACTTCGCTGCTTGAGCAAGCTCGCGCTGCTCCTTACGGATTTGAAAGATTTGATTCACCTTGACACAAGCAATGGTTGTACCATTCTTGAGCTCGACCGTGAATGAACCTTCATCTGCAAGCTGACGCACTTTGGCTGCACGTCGAATCTCTGAGATTCGTGAGGGTGTGCAATCACCTGCTTTTGCGGCAAGCGTGTTGTTCCACCATACGCTATCCTCAATGCCATCAGCTACGCATGAAATGTAGATTCCAGGTTCACGTGAATCGCTTGCTTGCTCGACGCCTTGCATTCGACTCATTCGTGGGTCACTCTTCTGAGAGTGTACGTGGTGAGAAGGAATCTCGACGGTCTCGCGCTTTGCTTTAGGCTTCACCTCCTTTGCAAAAGAGATTGAAACTGTTTTGTCTTCGTGGCGTTTCACAACCACCTCGCGGTCTTTGAGGTCGAACATTTCGACGACTCCGTTTCCTCGCTTGAGCTGCTTGCTCAATGTGTTAGACTTAACTTCGAGGGCTGCAGCTGCTGCTGCGATTGAATTGAAATTTTTCATGATGAAAAGTTTGTGTGTTTGTTTGATGTTCAAATATAGGGCCGAATTCTTTACCCTTCGGCGAAAGGGTGAAATTTTAGCGTTTCAGGCTTCGATGAGGTTTTGATTGAATGAGCTACGCACGTTGACTGAATTGCCTCGAGAGATTTTCATTTCAGCGTTGTGGATGTCGTAACCTTTGCTCAAGCTCTTTTCGTTTTCCTTGATAAGGATTTCAACGAACTGAGGACCGATGATTGAGATGGCTTCTGCTTTCGTGATTTCAGTGCCGTTGTGTGTGAAGACGTTGTACATGATTCTGCGTGTTTGTTTCGTTTGATGTTCAAATATACGTGCAACATCTTTATCGTTCGACGAAAAAGGTGAATTTTTTTTTCAGACCAACTTGAGAGCTGCCTTGTAGACGTCGTTGCGGTCGCTGTCAGACCAACCTAAGTCGCAACCATATTCCTTAACCACGTCCCACACCATATCCTTGGTGTTCATACCGTAGTCACGAGCGTAGTCCTTTGCAGTGTTGGCGACTGATTGAGCGAAAGAGATTGGAGAACGTTGCATGATACTGTGTGTTTGTTTGTTTGAACATTGCTAAGATAGGGGCATATGTTCATTCAACCGACGTGCAACTGAAAAAAAAATTTGTCAAAACTGAAAAAGCCCAGTGTTTGCTGGGCTTTCAGGACTAAAAAAAATTCGAAAAAAAATCACATGGTCACAACGAAATCAAAGACTTGCACAAGAATATACACCTGGCCCTCGGCCTGCGTGTCCATTCCCATCTGTGTGATTCTTGATTCAATGAGCTCATATCTGAAGCCGCCGTTTCCGGTCATGTCGTACGTGCCTGCTTTGTTGACCAAAGCAGCTCGAACCTTGTTGCCAGTTCTCATCGCAACCGTGGCCGTGTCCGCGTACGTGTACACCTCAACCTGGTAGATGTCGCCTTTTGAAGCGTTGTCTTTAGGAGTTGAGAATTGAGTTGAAACGAAGTCCATCATGATTGATGGCATGGTGGTTGCTTTCTCCCTGATGAAGGGGTAAATTTTTGTGCCCACTTCTCCAACCACTGGAGAATCATCTGTGAGCAATTTGTATACGAGGTCAAGCATTAGACTCTGAATGTTTTTCGGATTGCCGCAAGAGCTCGCGGCACGACCGTATTGATAGAATCCTGGTACGTGGATTGAATGAAGAATTGTCCCTTCGTTCCAGGGTGTTTGATTGACTGTGTGAAACGCCTTCCAATTCGAAAGCCTTTTGAGCCTGGTTTTTTAACCGTTCTCACGCCTCCTTTTGAACCCAATTCAACGATGTGCGCATATGCAGCTTTGCGACGACCTCGAAGCCTTGGACCAGTCCGAATGTTGATGCTGTCAAAGGTCATGAAAGCTGTTGTTGCAATCGACTTTTTGAGGTTGCCTGTTGGACCCTTTGGAGCACGTGCTCGCATACGGTTGTAGGCTGGTCTCATAGCTCGCCGCATTTCCTTGTTTAGCTGGCGGCGTTTTGCTTTCCACCCGCCCCTCAAACGCACAAGTTCCATGGCCTTTGAAAGGCCTCGCATATCAAGTTGAATTATGTCCGCCATCAATCAAGAATATCGGAGTTCAAAGCATAAGCCATCACGATTTGATACCGCTTGCGCCCGCGCTCCGCAATTCTCACAATTTTGTAGACCTCATTTTCAAATTTGAATCTGTGCCCAGTGCTCAATGCACTGTAGTAACGAATGGTGAATTCTGCAACGGTTTTATCTTGCTCCTGGTCCGCCATAATTTGCTCAACTGTAGACGTTGAAGCAAGGACTTTCCACTGGCAAGGAACGGTCTTCAAATCTGTCCACGTTTCAATCGGTTGACCGAACGCGTCTTGGCTGTCTCCATGGCGTTGGATGACGACCTTTCTATCAAGCTTGCCTGCACCAATCATCGCACAATGAATTCGGGGTTGTAAGGCTGTCGAATTGAAGGCCGCTTGTGTTGGCTGCAAAGGTACTTGAAAGCAAGGGGTGGTTCAACCACTTTTCCGCTCATAACGGCCTCACGGTTTTCGTACAAATGCCCCATCATTAAAAGCACTGCTTGTTGTAGTGATTTTGGCAGCACCGATTTTGCCCCAACAGTAAAGGAAATTTGCATGGCTTTGGCGTTGTCTTTTGCAATTCCAGTAGGCTTGAAATCACGTGAAATTTCAACGACCGTAGGGTAGCCAGCCAGGCTCTTTTGTACGCCTTGGCCATCAATGGTTGTGAGCGCTCCCGACTCGTTGTAGTATTTGACCGTGAGTGTACCCATTCTGACCGCCTCATATGGCAACGTGAAGCTGTATGTGAACTCGCTATTGTAAGCCACAACGGCAATGCTTCCAAACTTCTCGCCAATTTCGTTTTCCATGGCCTGAAGAGCCGCGTACGCAAGAGCATCAATGTAGGTTGAATCGTCTGCATATGTCACGCGCAAATGGCTTTCAATCACGCCGGTCGTGAGCGTGTTCACAATGTTGTTTTCTGTGACCGTTTCCTGTATCGTTTGTCTCATGCGTTTGGTTAAAATAAAAGGCCCCAACCCTAGCGGGTCAGGGCCTTTCGAGTTTTCAAAAAACTTTAGCTATTAGCTGAAGTTGGTTGCATTGTTCAATGCAGTGCGGTACGAGAAGGAACCAGTGCGGCGCACGGCTGCGTCACAGTGCGAGTTTGCAATGACCCTCACAAGTCCTTTGGCCCCGGAGGTATATGGGTCCACGAGCACGTCCACTCCGCCCCAATATGCGATTGCCAAATCTGCGAAATCTCCGAAGATTGCTTCGGTACCGGCCATCTTGTTTGTGGTCACCAAAGCGGAGTAGCCATAGATGCTTTGTCCCTCTGCGGCAAACTTGCCAGAACCAGCGTCCAAAGCAGCACGCTTCAAGTTGCGAAGAACCTTAGGATGCATCAAGAATTTTGCGCTTCCAACCATTGCATTTGCTGTAAGCAAATCCTCCTCCATGAGGGCTGGCAAATCTGCAATTGCAAACTCGTCAGCGGTCGTTGCGTCTGCAGTCAAATCACCAAGAAACTTTGTCAAAATCTTGTTGTCGACTCCGATGCCCATTTCACGGTTGATGTCTCGCACAACAAAAGCATCAATTGCTTTGATGTTTTGAGCAAGCAACTGCATACTGTATTCGTTGACAGCGGCAACGCGCTCTGGAATCAGAGTTTTGTTTACAATGTCAAAGTCGCTTTCAGTTGCGGCTGTTGCCTCGTTTGTTGCGGCTGCATCAATGTGGTCTGTTTGCACAGGAATCACCACAGAACCACTGGCCTGGAAAACCGTTGCTCCAAGCTTTTCAACTACAGAATCAGGACGCAATTGCGAAACAATGTCTGGGACAATTTGGCCTGAGGTTGCAGTCTGCGTGAGACCTGTACCTGAGCCCACAGTATTGTCACGCCAAAGCATGGACGGAACTGAGAGGTTTCCGGTGTTATTGATGCCGAGTGCGGCTGACTCATTTCGAGCCTCTTGGTGCATCTCAAGTTCAAGACCTGTCAACTGCCCACCTGTGGCGAGCTCTTTGACCGCCTTTCCAAGAGAGTAGCGTTGAGAAATGTCTTTCATCTCGTTACGGGATTGGGGGATGGGATTGGAACGGGTTGCCTCCTCTTTTTTCTTTTGGTCAGCAAGTTCCACGTCGAGGGCGGCAATGCCGTCGCGGATTTGCTGTGCGTTAATGCTTTGCTCCTGTGTGAATTCCTCGCTTTTAGCGTTAACCAAATTGCGAAGCTCTTCGAGCGCAGCATCCCGCTTGTCCATGATTTCAATTGAATTCACGTTTCCTGGGTTTATAGGGTTCAAAAAACTCGCATTCATTTCTGGTGGTCCAACAAAAATTTGAGGGCGTCCACCTTTGTAAAAGCGAGGGGTTTATCCTCTGAAGCGTTTTGGGGCACCGTGGTTGGCTCCGTGTCCTGCTCCTCTTGCTGGGAGCTAGGTGATGTGGTTTGAGCCTCCACAGGGTCTCCATTTATCTCCTGAAGGATTTCTTTTGTGTCTTCTTCGGTCGTAGCTGCTTCCATACTGCGGAGAGCAACCTCGGTCGTGGGATAAGCCGGCACAGGGGTGAAAGTCACTTCGTACAATCTTTCAATTTGATTGATTGTTCTCAATGGCATTTCTTCATCATTCCTGGTCCATGTGTCGTCAGCTATTGTGAAGCCGAAACTCATACCTCCCACAATGTCGTTTTTGACAAGCTCAGAAAGGTCCCGCGCAGCGGTTGTTTCTGGTAGCTTAATGTCAACACGTAAACCCGTGTCGTCAATTGTCAAATCCATATTGCGGCCGGCCCTTCCCAAAGGGGTCGACCAGTCATGATTGAAAAGAGCATACGTGTTGCTCATATCAACACCCTCGAGAGCGCGTGAATTCACTTGCTCCCTGAACTGGTCGCCGATGGTTGTGACGTCACCAAATTTGATGGCGTAACCGGTCAAGGTGCGCTTGTCTTCGTCGTCGTTGTTTACGTAGCGGACCTCGAGGCCTGTTGAAGTTCTGATTTCTTTCTTGTCTTCCATGCTTCTGGATGATAGTTTGTGACCCTTCGGGAAAAGGTCTGTGTCATGTTTTCCCCCTCTGAATCTTTCGTTTTTCAAAGCATACAAAAACGAGTTGACCCGGGCAAAAGCCCACTGCTCCGGGGACTTAACCGTGGGGCGTACCGATTGAGGGTTTCCTTTGTACGCGCCAATGCCTCTTTTGTACACCGCAGAAAGCATCCCCAAAGTGGCTCGCTTTCTTGGCGTATCTCCGTGGTCTTCGTTGTGCTCTTCAACCTTGTTTTTCAACGTTGCTTGAGCCTGCTGATTTAACGCAGCTCGAGCCTCCTCTTGAACAATAATTTTGTTGCACCATCCTCGCATGGCTTTACCTCCCCATGCGGCGTACATGATTGAGCCACAAATTTGTTTTCCGTCCTTGTCTGTGAATCGTCCCTGGTCGTAAACCTCTGCACGTGAAAGGAAGCTGAAAGTACGCTTCACAGTTTTCAAAGAAAGTGCTTCACGAGAAGCAAGTTGGTTTGCCCTCTGCCAGCCCACAGGAGTGCCACAAGAAGAACCGTTGTCCTTCTTGAATTTCAATGCTCGCTTTGCGGCATTTGTAGCGCTTTGAGGGTAGCCAGAAAAACTCATCAAGCAAGGTTGTGTGCGTCACGCTTTGTTAAAGCGTCAGCCGCGGACGTTGTTGACACGCCAATTTCATAGCGGAACATATCCTTGCCAACACGCTCAGACCATGGGCCTGAAGTTGCGACACCATCATTTGTGGGGGTTGCCGAAACATTGAGAGCCGCGTTGAGCGAACCTGTGCCACTTTTTTTCAAAAGTTTAATATGCTCCGGGGCGTTGTCA